AAAAGATTTTAAAGGTATGCGTCATTGGGTCGTGAATAGCATGGACATTGACGCTACCGCTATATTCCGTGGAGTATACGATTCGATGAACGATTATGTCGTTCCTCAGTCTATACCTCAACTCGTTTTAATTTTGGCTGATTATCAGTATAAAAATGCCTTTGTGGCAGACCATGAACTTAATGTTGTAGCTTGTATGACAGAGATTATGGCAAATGTGGAGTTTAAGTAATGAAAGAATTTTTACTTGTTATCTCAATGTGGGGTAACGACGGTACTGATTGGCAGTATATCGGAAATCAATATATAATGCAAGAGTTGTTTACTAAAGAACAATGTATGATGATTGCTGATAAAAAGAACTGGCAACAAGTAATTAAGAATGAATATTATGGTGTACAATTCGATTGTTTTCATAAGGATCAAAATAAATGACAAGGAAGCTGACTCTCTTTACTAAAGATAATTGTTATTATTGTCACATGCTAAAAGAGAAGTTAAACGAATGGAACATAGAATATACTATTCTGCATAACCATCCATTACCTAATGATCATAGAACATATCCACAATTATATTACCGAGAGCATGATGTTCAACAAGGTAATTCTGTAGATTTAACAGAAGAAGATTTGTGGGATAGGATACGAACACTAGAATGGACAAGTCAAGATAGTGGGGTTGAAGGCGGATTTTGAACCATTTTGATTATTTAAATAGTATCAATCTAACTAAACAAGATATTATGATTGATGATGATTGTGAAAAAGCATATAACTCATTCATGGTAAATAGAGGTTTATCTTATTTTCCAGACACTATTATCATTGCTAATGAAATGAATAGACACCATCAAGCTGACAATAAGTTACAATATCATTTTCTTATAAATATGATCAGAAAACGTAAAAGGTTTTCTAAATGGGCTAAGGCTCAAAAAGAAAGTGATATTGATGCTGTCAAGGAATATTATGGGTATAGTAATGAGAAAGCCCGCCAAGCCATGACACTTCTATCGCCTGACCAAATAACAATTATAAAAAACAAGGTGAGTAAAGGTGGAAGAAGAAGATAAAACGGTAATATGGAATCCAACAGATATGTTGGAAATTACCTTGAATGAACCAGATGACTTCCTGAAAGTCCGTGAAACTTTAACACGTATTGGTGTTGCATCACGTAAAGAAAAGAAATTATTTCAATCCTGTCATATTCTACACAAACAAGGACGATATTTTATCGTGCATTTTAAAGAGTTGTTTCTACTTGATAGTAAGAAAGCAAACTTAGAAGAGACAGATATTGAGCGTAGGAATACGATAGCGACATTGCTTAGTGATTGGGGACTAGTAACTGTACTAAACGGTACCGATCTTAAATGCGCGCCACTTCGTCAGATAAAAATTATTTCTTATAAAGATAAGAATAATTGGGAACTATTGCCTAAATATAACATAGGTAATAAATAACGGCTATACCTTTTGGGTATAGCTATACTGTATAAATAATAATGTGATGCGGAATAATCCGGTCACATTTTAATCTTGCTTGACATAAAGGAGATAACAATGACAGGCTTACACACACTATTTCCCCGTTCCTCATTTGTTGGTTTCGACCATCTGTTCAATGAACTTGAATGGACCGCTAAACACGCAAATGATCACTATCCACCTCATAATATTATTAAAAAAGGCGAATCAGATTACCTGATTGAACTAGCAATTGCTGGATTCTCTAAGGATGAATTATCTGTTGAGGTTAAGGATCGTACACTAACAGTAGCGGGCGATCATAAGTCAAAAGGTCGTGAGTTTATTCATCGAGGTATTTCTACCAAGAAGTTTAAACGTACGTTCCGGCTGTCTGAGCACGTACAAGTGCACGGAGCAGATATTCAGGATGGTATACTTGCAATCGAACTGAAGTATGTCATTCCAGAAGAAATGCGTCCTCGTAAAATCAACATTGGTCAAAACGAGGAAACATCAAATGACACAAGCAATACTAGCAGCCCACAGCTACTCAACGAGGGCAATTGAACTACTTTTAAACCTATTCAAGGACTATATGGCATATAGAGCTCGTCAAGCTCAGATCAAACAAACCGTAAAAGAATTATCACGATTGACTGATCATGAGTTAAATGACATTGGCTTTGCTCGAGGTGACATACTTTCTGTTGCACGTGGTGATGCGGATATGAAACAAAAAGCTTCATACGCTGAAACTAACGACAACATGAAAGGATGGGTCTAATGACAACAGCCGTAATGAACTATATGTTTGCGCCCTTGTCGGGTTTGTCGTATTCATTCGTACACTGGTTCCAAGTGATTGGTTACTCCCGAGCGGCAGCAGAGCTTGCCAGACAGGGCTATCACGAAGAAGCCAAGAAATGTATGTTAGAATTAGCTAAAGTAAAATGAACTGATGGGGCGAAAGCCCCGTCACTTATATAGGAGAATTAAATGAAAGCAGGAGATGCAATAATTGAAGCCGCTAGAAAACAAGCGGAAGGTGAAATGGCCGTACATAGGGCAAACATCGAAGTCTATAGGACTATGCCAGCTGGTATTGGAGAACACTCTGATATAGTTGAAGCTGTCATGGCAGAACTTGATAAAATGGCGGCAGCTAGCGACCGATTGGAAATGCTAGATAAATATTTTCCACTATAATAAACATGGGGGTGTACAACCCCTTTTTTTCGTGATATAATGGCTCCATACGCGGAGGTATATTTTTGTCATTCTATACATCAGTAAATCGTCACATGAATCAGATCCTATATCGTGGGTATAATGATTCAGGTGCACCGATTCAATCTAAAGTAAAATTCCAACCTACATTGTATATTAAGTCCAACGAGGAATCTCCATTCCTTGGACTTGATGGTATACCGGTGGCTCCTATTAAATTTGATAGTATGAGCGAAGCCAGACAATTCATGAAACGTTACCAAGATATTGATGAGTTTAAAATCTATGGTATGGACCGGTGGCCAACACAATTCATTGCCGAAAAATGGCCTAACAATATTCAATTCAATCCAGCTCATATCAATGTGGTTAACTTTGATATTGAGGTTGCTTCTGATGATGGATTCCCTGAACCAGACGAAGCATTACATCCAATCATTTCTATTGCTCTTAAATCCAGTAAGTCTTCCATATATCATGTATGGGGTCTCGGTGATTATGACGTAGAAAAATGTCAAATAGAAATGCATGGCGATCTGATTCAATATAAAAAGTTTGATTCCGAAGAAGCTATGCTTGCCAGTTTCCTTAAGTACTGGTCTGACAATTATCCTGATGTAGTTACTGGTTGGAATTGTCGATATTTTGATATACCATACTTAATTAACAGATTAACTCGAATTGGTTCTGAGCAAGCCGCTAAACGATTATCGCCATGGAATATAGTAGATTCCGATATAACTATGTCCGATACATACAAAATCTTTGGTATCGAACAAGCAGACTATCTTGAATTGTTCAAGAAGTTCGGTTATTCCTATGGTGCTCAAGAATCCTATAAACTCGACCATATCGGTTATACGGTGCTTGGTGAGAAGAAGTTATCCTATGAGGAACATGGTAGTCTTCATACGCTCTATAAAAACGATCACCAAAAATTTATCGACTATAACATCAAAGACGTTCAACTTGTTCAACGTATCGATGACAAGATGGGTCTTATCAATCTTGCCCTTACTGTAGCATATAAAGGCGGAGTAGTTTTAGCCGATACGATGGGTACGACTGCTATATGGGATTCAATCATATATCGTGAACTTAACAAAAAGAATATTATTATTCCACCTAATGAAGTAAAGGCTAAACTACCATATCCAGGTGGCTATGTGAAAGACCCAAAGGTTGGCTCACACGATTGGGTTGTATCGTTCGATTTAAACTCTCTGTATCCTAATCTTATTGTACAATACAATATGTCGCCTGAAACAATTACATCGGCTCAAGCACCAAATGGCGTACTCGGTTATCTTGAATCTGATCCGGTGCCACGTAACTTCCGAGAACAAAATATTGCAATCGCTGCCAATGGTTCTACGTAT